TCCGAGATGTAGAGCAGACGTCCTTCGCTTGGGACTTCGTCTTTGTCTAATTCCAACTTTGCATCATCCAGGGCTTTAATAATGCCATTGGCATCGAGAGTGCCAGGAGTTGCAGCGTTGATGTTTGCGGTCGAGGCGTACTTGCTGAAGCGATAGGCGTCAACTTCAGGAACAACTTTAGTGCGGATAAATTCTCCGGCCAGTGTTCCAAAGGCCATACCGAGAGTTTCCTCGTCATCCATGCGATCGATGACGAATGACCGACCGCGTTCAGTAGCCAGGGTCAAGGTTTCCCATGATCCTACAACTTGGCCGGCAGGATAACCACTTACGCGGTCGTATTTACCCAAACCAATGGGGTCGGTTTTGAAAACCTGCACCACGTTCGCACCGGCAAAGTTGACCGGTTTGGTTTTCGCGTCCATGCGCGCGGTGAGGGAAGATGCTTTATAAATTTCATCCAGGATAGGTTGAAACTTTTGTGCTAATGCAATAGATTGTGCCATTTTAGTTTCCTTTCAAACTATTATTATGTTGGCAGTCCGGCCGCTTTCCTTGCGGCAACAATGACTGCGTCTTGGTTTTCGATGGGTTTATTGCCCCCGCCCGCGACAATCTTGGGCGTGGGGATGTCCGATTCGAATAGATAATCATTCTCGGGAACGATTTTTTCGAGTTGCTCTTTGAGCCCAACTAAGCCTTCGTCTGTCAGCTTCAGATCCGCCTCATTCAATAGCGCCCTGACCGCCTTCACGTTCTTAGCCTTGTGCCCCTTCAACGCGTCCGCTAAGGCACTCTCATAACGCACCTTGTAGACTTGCGCTTCAGCGTCTTTTTGCGCTTGTTCGGCTTTAGCCTTCCATTCGTCGGCGCTTTTCTTTACGCCTTCGATGTCCAGCGCTTTGAAGCCATCAATAGTTTTAGAGGCTTCGTCCAGTTGGCTTTTCAGGCCGTCTCGCTCTGCCTGGGCTTCGGCAAGTTTGGCTTTGTGAGCCTCAATATCCTTGCCGTACAAGGTCATGACCGAGTCAATAACCTCTTTTTCCAGTCCGAGTTTCTCCAAATCTTCGCGTTTCATGTTTACCTATCCTTTCCTCTCCACCTTTTACGGCCACTAACGCAGTGCCATTCGTAAGGTGCTGCCTCTTTACGCTCGCAGTCAGCATAGTTTTTGCAATGAAAGCGGATAAGCCGCTCATAATGCCATAATTACTTAAATACCCGTTCCCACTCATAGCGCCGTTCAAGTCCGGTTTGCTTTGTGAAGTCACGCAGCCGGTATTGCCAGTCTTTTATCTTAGCGCCCGCCATCGCATATTCTTCACCCAAGCCGGCCGCCTCGAACATCGCCTGTTTGCGCTTCCAGTCCCTCACGCCGCGCTCTAAATATCGCTGCTGCTGGGTTGCCTCGTATAAGTCCATCTGCTTGCCGCCATAAGTTACTTGCGCGTTATTCACGCGGTCTAATTCATCTTGCGTGTAGGTTGGCTTCTCGTAGCCCTCGAAAAACAGAAACACTGAATGCCTACAATTCCAGCCAAGCAGCCCCGCCCCCGTGCCGTAACCGGTGGTCTCGATGAACGGCTCGTATTTGGGGTGCGTTCCGCTGATAGAATAAACCTTGCCTTGCCATGATTCGTGGTTTGCCGCCCCTACGCCCTTATTTCTTGCTCCTGGATGCGCGCTTACCTCGACCAAGTCAGTCCCCGCTTCAGCAGCCATTGCCAGTGTCATGTCACCAGTTGCCTGATTAATACCAGTCCATATATTGCGCTTTATGGCAACGTCCGCTTGCTCGACTCGACCCGTGTTGGAATTGAGCACCCGCACGCCCTGTTCTGCCAGAGTCAGCACGCCCTGTTTGATCGCCTGATCTATGCCAAGCGCGCCAGTGCTGACAGCTAAGTATGCATCATCGGCGGCGGCGATAAATTGAAGCTCCGATTGATATGCGATGGATCGAGTGAGGTTCTGCAATACCACATTTGTGCGTGCAAAAACGCTGTTCACAATACCTGTTAGTTGTTGTGACTCGGCTAATTCAGGCACTTCCAGACCAGGTTTTCCGATGATCGCTTGCTCATCTCGAATGCTCTCAAATCCCGCTTTCTTGAAGATTGTGCGGAGTTCTTTTTCCGTGTAGCCTGAGAGTTTTGCAATTCGCTTTACTAAATCATCGTACAAGGCTTCAGCATATGCAAGTTCACTTGCGCGAAACAGCGAAGAATTTAAGGCTGATTTTGCCCGCAGAAGCGAAGCCAGAGAACGCGCAGAATCCGCAAGAGTCTTAGAATAAAAGCGTTCTAAGCGTTGTTCTAAACTTGCCGTGAGCGCGTCAATTTTATCGAAGGTGATCATGCGTTAAACACATCCGTTGGCGATTCAGTACGCTGCTGCTGAAGCCATAAGTTAGCCGTCTTTTCGTCAAGTCCATAGTTTCGCATCAGGAAAACTTGCTTTGGCATAAGCCCCATTGAAACGGCTTGCCGGTCTACTTGCATCTGCGCGTCTTTATCTACCAATATTGAGTCATCAAACTCAAATTCCAGGTTGTACGCGCCCTTTGTAGCAAGATTGTACGCCGTTGCGTAGAAATCCATCGTTTCCAACAATCGTTCTAACGCCGTGCGCAGGCTTCTCTGAATATCGCGAATGGTAGAATATGTGCGCTGTTTTGTACTTGCCACTTCGGTTGCCGTGCGCGCTACCAATTCAGGGTCACTCAACGTGCCATAAGCCAAACCGCACGCAAGTTCCACCCGTCTGAATATCGCCGATAAACCATTCAAATAATTCTGTTCCCTTATCGAAGGTGACCACTCTTTGAACAAATCCCCTTCCCCCACGTTGCTGGTTGAGTTCAGCGCCCTATACAGCCGCTTATCGGGAAGAATGAGCGTGCCGTCATCTTTTCGCTGGAACGCCACCACATCCGCATAAAGCGCGCGCTTGCCAGACTCAAACTCCCATAAGAAGCCCGAATGGAGACGGTCAGCCTGTTCGATAAGATCAACCGCTCGCGAGTAACAGCTCACGCCCAATGGCGATCCAGTGTCCTTCACATCGCCACCAGGGGCCTTGAAATAAGCAAATAACAGCTTATCCGCGCCGATAATAGTAGCAACCGGCTCTAACGCAGCCCAATCGTCAATAACGCTCAATTGCGCTTCCCGCCCAAGCTGGTGAGGGCTATCGCTCTCGAATGCCTTGTTAGTAACCGTGTAGACGCCTTGCTTATTGATGTCATGTGCTTCAAGTTTAGTAAAGTACTTTTTGCCAACTTGCCGCTGCTCGACGAACACGGCGGATACCACCTTGCCGGCTGAATCGAAGCGCACTGGGTAGAACGCGTCCGCCGGAATGACCGAGACGGTGATATTCTTGCCATCCGGGACTGGCTTCCATACCATGCCGCCTAACGCAAGCCCAACTTCCAAATCCGTGCGAATATCATCGACAATGGGCGCAATTTGTGTTTGCAGCCACGTTGCCCGCGCCGAACCAGACAATGTGAGAGTCATCTCAGACGTTGCCGCCCGCGCAAGTTCGCTGGCGATGGTAGAGGAGAGATTCAGGCTGAAAATGGAATCATTGTCCACCCAGGGGGCTTGATTGCGGTACATTGAAGCCCACAGAGAAATTTGCTTCTGCTGCTCTTCGGTCGGAGCGATGTCAGAACCGATTGCCTTTTTTATTTCTTCACGTGTGAACATTCGATAAAACCATCCTTTCACGGCGTCAACTACATCAGCGATCCAGCTCATTAATTGCCCGCCTTCCGCCATTGCAGATTTAATGCGTAACGTGTGCTGTCGATGGAATGATTGTTTTCATCGGGATAGATGCTCATGACCAAACCATCTTTCGTTCGCGGGTACTCGTAACTGGTAAACTCTTGCGCGGTATACGGGCAGCGTTCCGGGTCAATAACAATCTTTGCTAAGTTTTGTAACCACTTCATGCTGTATCTAACCGATTCAGGCGGCTTTTCAGCTCCCTTCACCGTTAACCCGTAAGTGTTCAAGTCAGCGATGGACTTTGGCTCTGCACTATCGGCGATAATCAGCCTGGAATAGCCGCAGCCCTTTTGCGCAATGAGCGCCTCTGCCAGTTCCTTGTTGCCCATCTTGACCGCGCGAAATTCATCGTAGATGTAAAGCTCGCGCCGCCCAGCATGATAAGATAATCGTACCCAGTGGAGCGGATCTACCGCATAGCCAAAGTCAAGCCCTTCGTAAATGTTATCGTATAGCTTGATTTCTGCGTCCGTAATGGCACGCAATTCAACGTTTGGAAAGACCATCCCGCCCGTGCCGTTGGCAACGCCCATGTACTCATTATCATAAGCGTCTGGGTTGACTTGTTTCAGGTATTCAGCTTCGTCAAGAAACACCCGCCCTAACCATTCAGGCGGCATTTCCAGGTAACTTGAGCGATGTAAATAGCGGTTCTCTTTTGGAGTTGCTATTTCTTTGTTCGCCCAGTGATTCATTGAGCGCGGGGTGTTGAACACTTTGAATATATATGCAACGTCTGTGCCGCGAATTGCCGATTGCATGATAGAACGAACCGCTTCCGGACCGGGCAGCTGATCGTATTCCTCGAAGTGCAAAACGGCTATTGCCCCGAATGGCGGCTTAATGGACTTGATAGACATTGGATCGTTGGCGCCGCGGAAAAAAATCTTCTGCCCTGTCGGGAGATAGGTCACTTCCAGGGGTGACGTGGTAAACTTGAATTTATCAGACAACCCCAACTGGTCTACCGCCCACTGAATCTGCGAAAAAACTGAATTTCGTAAGGTATTTGCATGTTCGCGGATACATAGCACATGCCACGTTGGAT